CGGATCGAGCGGGGCCGGGATACCCGCCCCACCCTCGGTGATCCCGCCATAGGCGGCTGGTGTCGCGATACGGCGGGCCGAGAGTTTCGAGGCCGTTTCCAGGTAGGCCTGATCCATGACCGGGTCAGGCACCTGGTTTTGTCCTACGAACTTGTCCACCAGGTCCCGCGCTGCGTCCAGGTGCCCTTGGAGCACCGCGGAATCGGTCACTTGGTCCCCGATGTAGGCGCGAAACTGATCGACTGTGGGCAGTGCCATTAGTCGAGGGTGACCGGCACGATAGCGCCGGGGATTTCGTGGGCGAACGCTGCGTAGAAGTACAGCGAGAACGCCTTGGACAGGTTGATGATGTTCTCGTCTTGGAGCGAGACAACGGGGCTGGAGTACTCGCGCAGGGCGAGGCGGTTGGTCAGCGCTGCACCTGGTGCGGCCTGCTTGAGGTTGACGCGCACCTCAACCCCGGCAAGGTTCGCAGACAGTCCGGTCGGGTTCAAAGTTCCCACGCTGTTGGTGCCGTCGTTGCGGACGGTCAGCAGCGGGCGACCTGCGGTATCCGTGAGCGCGGCCAGTTCCTTGAAGATGCCTTTGGAGACCACGAGGTGTTCCAGGGCCAGACCCAGGTCCACGAACTTTTCCGCGCCGTCTACCAGAGCACCTACCCAGTCCACGTAGGTTCCTGCGCCAGCATCCACGGTGTTGCCTGCGGTGATCTGGGCGGCGACCGCGTTAGCGTACTGGGCGCGCTTGTTGGTGATCTTGCGGCGCGCTGCGGCCAGCGCGAGGGCACGCAACGCGTGGTCGAGGTAGTTCACGTTGGAGCGCTCAATGGTCTGGCGCGTCAGTTCGGTGTATCCACCGTAGGTCTTGATGTCGGCAGTCTCGGTGGTCAGCGCGATTTCACCATAGGTGAGGTCGTCGCCTTCGTTTTCCTGCTCGTCCACGGCGCTCGAATCGGATTCGAGTTGACCGTATTCCAGCCTCATTCCCTGGGCGGGTAGCGCGCCGGTGGAGAAGATGCCGTTGAGCGGGTCCGGGGTGTCGATCAGACGGGTCAGGTCGCCTACCCAGGTCGGCAGGAGGATCGAGTTATCGGTGGTAGCGCCCTCATAGGCGCGAGCCATCATTTCGGTGTACTCGGCGCGGGCTTCGTCACCGTCTGGTGCGATAGCGGCCTTGAGGAACTCACCAGCGCTGCGGAACTGGGATAGTGGCGCAACATCGGTTGCGCTGGCGGTGTCGATTTGCTGGGTCAGCAGGGTTTGACCGCGCTTGAGGTCTTCGATTGCTTCATGCAGCGGGGCGAGGGTTTCGGGGTCCATGCGTGTGTTCTCCATTTCGGTGGTGGTGGGTGGTGCGGATTGTGAGCGAACGGCACTGACAGTTGCGCCCTCGTAGGCGGGGAAGTCCACGAGGGACACTTCGCGCACGAGAACCTTGGTGCGGATAATCTGGGTCAGTTGGTCCTTGGTGGCCGGAACCTCGGTGTGCTCAAGGGACTTGAACCGAACCGAGAGATGTTCGATTACGCCGTCACGCAGGAGGGTGTAGGCTTCATCGCCACGAGCCGTGCGCGACAGGTAGCCGGTGATCTCCCAGCCCTCGTCGGTGTCGCGGGCGGAGATGACTTTGCCGATGGATTCGCGGTGTTGCCAGAAAATCTTTGCGCCCTCGGAGTCCTGGACTGCGCCACGCGCAAAGGATTCCTCGTACTCGGTGGCCATCCACCAGTCATTGATCACGGTGGGCGACTCGTACGGGACGGCCAAGCCGGTGAATTCACGGGTTTCCTCGTTGAACTCACGGATCAACAGGGAGCGTTCAAGCAGTTTCGTTGACATGGGTTTCCTTCGGGGCGGGTAGGTCGGTGCGCGGTGGCATGTGCTCGATGTCGCGTGGCTCGTCTGGGTGCATCCACCCACCATCCAGCGCGAGTTTGTACGTCTCGTACCTGGTCTTGGTGTCAGAGCGTAGGAGGGCTTCGACGTTGAAGCGCACTTCCTGGGTGCCAGGCACCAGGTCCGTCAGCAGGTCCTCAATCGGTTTGAGGTAGGCCATGAGCGTGAACCGGGTGAAGCCGATCCATTCCTGCTCGACGTTCTGATAGGTCATGCCAGAGCCTTCGACCGCTGCAAGCATCAGCGAGGCGGGCACACCGAGCAGGCGGGCCACATCCAAGACGGTGAGTTGGCGGGTTTCGACGTACTGGGCGACCTTCGGGGTCATGATGATCGGCGTGTAGTTCAGGCCGTGGCCGAGCACGCGCACCTTACCGTCAGCGGTATCGACCCAGCGTGTCTTGTATTCCTGGGCATCCTCACCGTTGAGTTGCTGGTCCGTTGAGAGCACGCCACTAGGTACGTCATCGTCGCGGAAGATGTTTGAGGTGTAGTCGCGTAGGTCCATTGCGCCGCGCAACTCTGGGGTGCCCGCCTCGATAGGTCCCAGGCCCCGCTTGCGGCCAGGAACCGGCACGAACTTAGCGTGCACGATCTGGGTCGGTGTGTACTCGTCACCCTTGTACCCATACCGGATGCGGCCTCGGTCATCCTTGTAGACCTGGACCTCATGGGCGGGCAGTACCTCGGCGGTCAAGATCGACCCGTCCGGCCCGGTGTTCTTACGCACGAACAAGTTGCCGTTCAACGCGAGGTTCATGATCGCAGTTTGAATCCACTCGGACCGGCTGATCGCCGTGTCCGGCTTACGCACGATAGAGGGCTGGACCGGGACCACTTGCCCGGTCGTGCGCTGGTACGAATCCAGCGAGAGTTGCCCACCAGCAGTGGTCAAGACCTGCACGGCACGGAATACCGCGCCCAAGCCGAGTGGGCTGGAACCGGCTGGGGTGCGTGGTGGCGGCTTGATCCCCGCCTGCGGGTCTTTTTCACTCTCGGAGCGCGTGAAACCCAGCCACGCGGCAGTACGTTCAACCCAGTTGATCATGTCGTCAACTTTGATCGTTTAATCAACCTTTGTCAAGGGGTCGGCGTGTCACCACATCTGCAAACCGATGTTTTTGCCCGCGCCATAGGTGGCGACGTGTGCGGCTATCAGCGAGGGGATCGCCGAGCGCGAGCGGCGACGCGAGAGGGTGGCCACGTCCCCCGCATAGGTTTCGACGGCGTATTTGATTTCCTCGGTGATCTGCGTCGAATCACAATGCGCGAGCACGCCCAGTTCGACGTGTTCCTTGAACGATGCCCACGACAGCGCGGACGCACGTCCGTCGAGCACGGTCACGCGGTGGCCTTTGGTGGCCAGGCGGGCGGTCACCAGGCGGGCTGGTCCCCCGTCATCGGCGTACATGGCTTTGGGGCGGGTTTTCTTGAGCAGTTCGAGCAGCCACGGCGTGAGCCAACTCGATCCTTCCCGCTGTTCGAACATGACCAGGTCGATCCGCGCACCAGACCGTTTGGCCAGGTAGACACTCGCGTAGGATTCGTCAATGGCCACGTCATAGGCCAACGTCCATTCACGAATATTAATGTCCTCGGTGAATTCGACTGTGCCCTTTTCCCACTTCTCTACATTGATGACGGTTTTCTCACTGTATTTCGTGGGGATATTCATAAAGCCGCGTAGAAAATCCGCATGGCTATTGTTTTCGGGTTTTGCTTCCTCGGCAAGATCATCGAGGGTAATAAGCCCTTCGAGGCCGGGGTGGAACCCCCACGAGGCTGGATCGTAGGGGTCGTCGTCTTCGTTCATCGACCATTCGAAATAGGCGGTCGTGGAGTTCGGGTCCAAGGTCGCGGCGCGTCCTGCTTCACACAGTGCGTCCCACCACGTTGAGTCCACGTCACCGGCAGCGCTGATGATCCACCATTGGCGGTCGCCCAGCGTGATCTGGGCGGGCCGGATCGCCTTGGCCAAGATATCGCCTGATTCCTGGTCGAATTTCCAGCCCTCGTCGGTGAACACGAGCGGCGGTGTTTCACCGTGGAGCGCGTCACGCCCTGGGGCGAACGGCGCGATTTTCGAGCCGTTCGGCCACGTCAACGATTCTGATCCTTGGGAGCGTTTGATGTTCGCGAAATGGAACAGCGCGGACGATGATTGCAGGTCATTGACCAGGTCATTCCAGCGGGCCGTGGAGTACTTACCGAGCTGCGCACACATGAACGCGTTGGTGTTCTTGGTCGAGAGTGTGCGCTCAATCATGACCGGGCGCTGGAGCACGGTCTTCCCCGTCTGGCGCGGCTGAGACACGATGACCCGCTGGTACCGGTATTTCAGGTGCGAGCCAGGCGGGTTGAGTTCGTTGGCCACGTCCGCGATATACCGCTGGTGAGAGTACAAAGGTTTGCCCAGGGCCGCACCGATAGCCGCGACCTGCGGGCCACGTGTGGCCAGGTCAGGGTTACGGCGCGTCGCGTATTTGGGTGGGTGGGGCAGATCCTCGGGCAGGATGATCCCGCTCACTGGTCTGTGTCTTCCAGCGCCTTGACCAACCGGTTAAACGAGTCATCGACTGCGGCCTGGACCGTGGGCAGACCGTCAGCGGTATCGAGAACCTTTGTATACAACTGCATCGCGGCGATGGAGAGTTTATCTTTACGAAACTCATAATCCAACGCCTTCGCACCCTGCATAATCAATTCAACTTTGAGCGAGTGAGTCCCATCCAGTGCGCCATGCGCGTGAAGGGCTTGAATTGTCTTATATGCGGCCTCGGCAATAGAACCCCCCAACACCTTGTCATCGGGCATTTCGAAAAGGTAAGGATTATCCATGCTTCACCTCATATTCTTGTCTATTTCGATTTCTAAACTTTTTTTCAGAGCATTTCAGGGGGAACAGGACACTGCGGGGGGTGTCCTAGGGGTGGCGGTCAGAAAAACCCGGCCCGTAACCCGGACGCTCTGGCCGGGCGGGACCGGAACCGGGCCAACAGGGCCGGTGTCAACGGGCGGTTGCCACGCCGGGAGTTACAGCGCTGATGCGCGGGACGCAGGTTGCCCATGTCGTTGCCGCCACCCTTGGAACGCGGGATCAGGTGATCCACCGATGGCCCATCTGGGTGGCGCTGACCGAGCAGGCGCACGTCGATAGGATGCTGGCACAAGTGACACTGATTGCCATAGGTCGCCAGCACCCGGCGCAACAGCGTCTGCGCTGAGCGTCCACCCCACCCACTCATGGCTTGACCTCTGCGAGCAGGCGGGCCAGGGCCGTGACTGTCTCGGTCAGGTCGGCCACATCCACCGCTGCGTCAGCGACCTCTTGCGATGAGGACTCAAACGTCACGTTGAACAGGTGGCAATGCGCGTCGTTGAGACGGGCAGCGGCTTCACGCAGATGGGTGCGAGCCACGCGCAGTTGATCGGTCGGTGTCAGCATGGCGGTTAGTCCTCTACGAGTCGAAGGGTGTGATAGTCGAGCGTGTCCTGAGCACCCACCACAGGACGCGAGGCGGGCGGTGGTGGCGTGGCCAGCGAGTGACGGCACAGGGCACAGGCCGGTAGCCCCTGCGAGGTAGTACGGGACAGGTCTTCACCGTGCTGGCAGATCGGCTTACCCTGCTCGATAGCCACTGTCAGGGCGCGTGGATCGAAGGCAGGGTGACCGTCTGGCTTTGTAGGTTGCCCACAAGTAGGGCAGGTACCGTGGCGGCTGGTCTTGCTTCCCATCTGTTCATCTCCTTGCGTCAGGTCGTGGCTTAGTCGTGCATACCTATGCAGACCGCTACGCGGGCAGTCTCACCAAGCGGAAGGGCAGAGCCCTAGATCTCTCGGAGCGAAGCCCACATGCCCTTTTCCCGAGATCCATAGCGCCATATCCCCTCTGGCCATACACAAACAGACCCCCTCACTATTGAGAGCGTCTTGTATTGGGTATGCCCGATTGCACGCTTCGCGACGCTATGTAACCGGTGCCCGTGCCGTTCACGGGACAATGCTTATGCCGGACCCCACTGAGTTACGGCTAGGGGGCAGGAACGCCGGGAACGCTGGGTTATCTCTCCCAGATCGTTGAATCCAAAACCCCACACACGCGAGCGATTTCGTGTGTGAGGCGTTGCAGCCAACGAGAGGGCTGTTCCCGCGCCGGTGGAAGGCGGCACGACGCGGGAACAGGGTCTTAAAGGTGCGCGGTGTACTTGGTGGGGTCCACCTTTTCCAGCGCATCAGCAGCAGTGGCCAACGGTTCAGGGTGGCGCAAACGCGGGTTCAACTCGCGGATCACGATCCAACCCAGACGCGGGTCATGGAATACGGACTTCACACGGCAGGTGCCCCGCGTGACCTTGTGCCGGGCCAGATCGCCGGGCTTGAACGGCGGCTTAAGCGCGGTCATGATGCCCACTCCCAGAGCAGGCCTTCATCGTGGTTGACGGCGGTAATCTCGATAAGCCCGGTCTTGGCGACGGGCGGTGGCATCCAGTCAACTGCGTCAAGGCCAACGTAGGTGGTGCCTTCGAGACCGATGCCGAACCAACCCGATGCAAAGCACTCTTGCCCCGGTTGAGGCGCGTGGTCACATTCCTGATCGCAGTCGGGGCAGTAGGTGCGGCAGGAAGCGTCAGGGGCTGCGGTACACGTGAACGTGATCCGCTCGGGGTACGTAGATTCCCCGCTAGGGTCTACGTGGACAGTGACGGCGTGAGGCTTAAGCGCGGTCATGATGCTGGTTCCTGGTGGGCTATGAGGACTTCGAGCTGAAGTGCCATAGCCTGTGCTTCAGCAAGCAACTCGGTCGGGATCGGGCACCACGGCGGGACTTCACACGGCCATATACGGGTTTTCACCGGGTAACTTGCTTCCCCACGTCGCCACTTCACGCGGGTAGCAGGGCCGGACACGTTGAGGAAGATAGATTCCGAGGTTACGCGCCACTTCAAGACCTCGGGCTTGAAGTAGCAGGTTGTACCCTTCGTTTCCGGCGAGTCAGCCGGAGCCGGAGTGTAGAACGTGATGGTTGGATCGTTCATGACTGACCGCCTACGGTGAAACTGATCATGCCGGACGGCATACCGCGCATGATCGAATAGGGCAGGTCGAGCACTGCCGCGAACATCGCGTCCTTCTCGCCGTCCGGCACGGCCATATAGACCTCGTTCACAGCGGCGTGGTTACCGTCGAATAGCGCGATGACCAGGCGGGCGGCGCGGGCATCGTCAATGTGGATACCCTGCGCGGTGTGTTGTAGACGAGAGTCCACAGCGTCACGGTGTGGCTCTGGCAGAGCGCGGATCAGGCCCACTACCGTCTGGATGGTCTGCGAGAGCACCGTGGTGATCTCCACGCCACCATTCACGAACTCGGCCACGAGGTCGGTAGCCGTCTTGTCACGCGAGAGCATGGCTTGGGCCAGATCGTTCAACTGGTCACGAGTGAGTTGCTTGACCGTCATCGTGTCCACACCTGACCAGTTGGGGTGATCATCAGGTCAGAGCGTGGGTAGAACACGCGGCGACCGGTGATCTGAGAGTCACCATCACAAGCGAAGTCAACGAGAGCGCGCATAGGCGGTGATTTAGGTGCCCTCACCTGGTCAATGCGGGTGAGGTTCGCGTTGCGTTGCGGTAGGTGCGCTTTTTCAGTCGTGTTGACGCACAACGGTACGGGGTGGGGTTTGGTGAGGGTCTTACTCATGATTCGCTCCTTTACCTGGTGCAGCAGTGCACGAGATGATGTGTGAATGGGAATTTTTGGAAAGAAACAGCAAACTCCAGCCGATGCGTTGCCCATGGTTTGGGGTGATCGAGAAACAAGTTTCACCATGGATGCGGACGGTCTGGCGCGAAACTACAAGAAAGTGTTCGCGCCGCACGGTCTGAAACGTGGCGGCAAGAGTGAGCGGGTCACAGTAGTGGTGCGTAAGCGCTTTGGTGTGCCCTGGATCGAGTTCGAGGGCGTGTGGCTCGGATTTATTGAGCCGGAAAGTAGCGCAGGGACTCTGGTGAAGCGGGCACAAGCCGTGTACGGCGAGGAATTCCGGTGCCGTGCTTACGCATGG